AAAGTTCTTTACGTCCGGATGTTTCGCTAGCTTTTGAAAAAACAGTTTATCTTTTCTTGCTTCAAACGTTGATTGATTTACTCTAGCCTTACCATTGTACTTAAAATAATTATAGGATGTTTTTGTAAAATGATTTTTAAGAGCCAGATATTCTTTATACGCTTCTATTGCTGTGGTCATACAACAATCTTGTCTAATTGTTCGCTGAAAAATTCCTTGAGAACTTTGTTAAAAGCATCTGGCGGAAGAGAAAGCCAATCGTAATATAGATCTTCTATTTCACTTACGGATTCGCCTTCTTTGATCACATATCCTTTATCCTCGAGATAATCAATCAAATCTTCTTCGGCGATATCATCAAGGTCAACATCAACTTCAGTTTCAACATAAGCTTTTACGCTCATCTTTTTTTCCTCTCATATGTTCAACAAATTTTAAATATAATCCCATTTCCATACCATGGGCTTCTATTTCCCAAGGTTGAAACCAGTATTCTACTTCATCATGAATGAATACTTCGCCCTTCCATTTTGATTTGTTTGATATTAGATAATCTTTAAGCTCGCCTTTCGCGTATTGTTTGACGTGAACCATTTCGTGAGCAAGGGTCTTAAGCATAAGTTTTCTATTAAGAACAGGCGATATTACTATCGTAAATTCTCTAGATCGGTGATTATTATCGTCCCAACCACAATACGCAAAATCTTTAGATTTGATTATAGTTTCGTCAAATTTTAATTTTATTGATACTTTATTATATAAATTTTCGCCTAAAAGAAATTTACCATAAAACTTCACAGCTTCTTTGCAAAGTTTTAATTGTATTTTGGATGGTTTCCCTATAGTTCTGAGATACATGGTACTCTCCCTATTTGATTCCATCTTATATTTATCAAATAGGAAGGCGTGCCGATCTTTTAAGTATGTTAAGGACTTCCGCTTCAGCTTGAATTTTTGATTTCATCGTTGGATCTTTACGTATCCAATACGCTGCTGTTTCAACTTCGAGATTGTTTTTTTCACACCAAAGCACAACAGCGTCTATGTATTCTATGTTTTTAGTTCGACATAACTTTTCTATATCTTCTATAAAAGAATTACTATTCGCTAATGCTTCCATTAATATCATACCCTTAAAAATTGGTGCTTCTGCTTGGATTCGAACCAAGACTCCTCGCTAATCTGGCGATACGGACTTATAAGGACCGGGTGCTGACCGTTACACTACAGAAGCAAAATGGCGGCCCCTGAAGGATTCGAACCCTCGACACCCGGAGTAGAAATCCGGTGCTCTGTCCAGCTGAGCTAAGGAGCCATGAAAAGATGGCAGGATTCTGTTTCCAAGTTCCTGCCGGACTCATGTTACGCCGCTAGGGCGAAACCAGATGCATTGTTATCGTTTGCATTTAACGTTTTTACTTAGTCTACTCGTAACCTTGACATACCTTGTCGAACCTATTCTGGCCCATCAAAGATACACCTAATCCCTCATCTTCTAAGGAGTCTCTTTCGAGTCGGTCCCGGTGTATCTGTGGTGGACCAGGTGGGATTCGCACCCACGTCCAAAGCATCTATTCTTTACGCCTCAACGACCAAGCAACATATTTATATTACCCTATTCTGCTGAAAAGGTCAAGTGATTTTTAGCAGAATAGTATTTTCGTTTATACGATAAGCCAAAGAAGCTTCTTTCTTCAACTCATCCATAAGCTTACGCAATACGATCTTACCACCTTCCAAAACCTTCTTAATGTATTCTTCTGGCTTGCGACCAGTACGTTTGGTTACGGAGTTGTTTTCATCGTACCCCAAAACGCTCGTACCCTTGATTTGTAGACCACCGCGATCAAGAGCTCTTAGTACGGTCAACGTCTTATATTTGGTGTTGAACGTCCAAAGTTCTTGAGCGCCAATAATCTTTTCTGGATTGACCGAAGCGATCTTGAACTCTTTATCTTCCTTTTGATACTTAAGGTTCTTGAGCTTCTTCTCGACCGAAACAGCGCGAGGCTTACGTGGTTTACGCGTCTTTTTAGTCACAGCGCCATAACGTTCGGCGTCCTCGATCAACGAGTTAAAGAACAAAACTCGTTCCTTGAGTTGTTTCTTAGAAAGATAACGATAAGCCTCTTTAAGTTGATTATCGTTGCCTTCGAGAGCCTCAAGCAACTCGTCGAGCCATGGTGTATACTTCTCTACAATCATAGAAGCGTAAACAGCGGGAATAGATTTCGACTTCATCCAATCGTAAAGCGAAAACTTAACGTCAGAATCAATCATTTCCTCGATATCGCCGATAATGTCAGAAGCTTTGTCCTGAATACGCTCTTTCACCGTAGGCTTCTTGACTTCGGTTTCAACAACAGGTTCTTCAACCTTCGCGCGAGAAAGCATTTCTTTGATCTTAGTTTCAAGGAAAGTTCCCGCTGTTTCTGGCATCTTAGAACCACGAGTAATCATACGAGCGATCCAACAAGCCGTCGTTGAAACCCAAGTATCAGATACGCGATTAAGCTTCTTCAATTCCTCGGTTCGCGACTTGCTCTTAAGGTAATCTTTAAGATAACCGCGAGCTTCGTCGTTGGTACACATATAATTGTACCAAGTCAAAGCCTGAGAATATTCCGAAATTGACGGAACCTTATCGAAAAGGGGCTCGTCGCCGAGATACTTATAGTTGACGATGTACTGCTCCGAACGAGAAACGCGAGGAGCTTTCTGTTTGCGATTAGCGATAAGTGGTTGACGACGAGCCATTACTGTTCTCCAAGTTATATTGTATTATAGCTTAGATCCTTTTTAAAATCAAGCCGCTTCGGCCATTTCAACAGCAAGTTCAAGAGCCTTAGTCTTGAGGTTCTTATTCTGACCGTACCAAGCCGAAGCCAAACGCGAATCGGGCGAACGACCCGCGAGATGATCGGTCAAATACGTAACAGCGTTAAAAGGCTGCCACCAAGTCCCTTCGGCATATTCAGCGCCAGGTTGAGTATGAAGAATACCGAGAGCAGTCTGCGCATTTTTAGAAACTTCCTTCTTCTTATCACCAGAACCCGAAACAGGGAAAATACGCTTGAAATATTCAACGATATCTTCGTTCTTGGCCTTCTTAGAACCAAGGAAAGAAGCCATATCCTTATACTTTACAAGCTTGTCGGTAGCAATACCGAGCATATCCTTGACGTTCGAAGGATCGAAAACCTTACGGTGAGAAATCTTAACCATTCGCTCAACCTTCGAAGAAAGCGAAAGCGAAAGAGTGTTGTTACAAACAACACGAATAGGGGTGAATCGGACGTCCGTTGAAAATCCGTACTTATGAAAGTTAGAGAAAAGAAGATAAGAATCAATACGATCGCCCTTAAAGAGTTCGAAAGATTCCTTGATCTTAGCAAGACCCCAAACGATCTGACCATCCTTCAGAGAACCAGCGGTATGCATTTCCATATCACCAGCCGCCACGAATTCGTTAAAGAACTCAAAGGCTTCCTCATTCTGAACGGGATTCCAATCGTTCGAAACGACATCGAGAAGCTTACCATCATTGTTACGGATCAAAGCCGCCCGATCAAGAGTATAAAGACGATCGGTCTCGAAATCGTAAGCAGTAGCCTCAACCTTACGCACGGTCCAATTAAGACCAGCCGCATCAAGCATCTGATTGGGAGTGAGATCGGCCGGAACTCGTGTACCAAGACCGTGCCAGGGAACCTGACCAACATAGGCCATCTGAGCTTTACCGTCAACAAATTCAATTTCGTGTGCCATAATATAGATCCTCATTCTTTATTGGCCGAACCGCTCAACCAATTTATAACTTATTATAATACGGATTTGTTTTAAAAGCAAGCGCAATTATGAAATAAAAAAGGGAGCCGAAGCTCCCTCTAATATGTTACTTAGAAGCAACAACCTTCTTCTTATGGCGCTTTGCCTTAAGAGAAGCAACGTCCTGCTTGAGAACATTAACATCGTTCTGAAGGCTATTCTCGAACGGAGCAATAACCGCAGGAGCGCGATTCTGAAGAACATAACCGCCTGCAGCGCCGGCACCAGCACCGACGATAGCAGTGCCAGTAACAAGACCAGCGGTAGTGGTAGCACCAAAACCAGTGGCAAGAGCGGAAGGAACGCCCACAGCAGCGCCAATACCGCCACCAACGAGAGTACCAACACCAGCGCCCTGAAGAACCGTACCAATTACAGGCTGCTGCTCACGAACAACCGTACCAGTACCAAACAAACCTGCAGCCACGAGGGCCACAACAACAAATGGAGCCATTTTAATTTCCTTTCAATATATTGAGTTTAGCGATTTTAACAAAAACAAATACTTCAACACAGATCGCCCTAACTGTAAAGAAGAATACTTTTTATTTAGTTGTTAGTTTTATTGAGTATGGCGCCAGCTAGATCATTATAGCTAGAAGGCGTTATACCATCAATACCTGGAGTAAAAGATACTGTGTAATCAGAATGTTTTACGGCCACAGAACTAACAACTTTAGAAGCTGTTGAATTAACAGGTAAAATCCAAACGTAAAACTTACAATTTGATTCGTTTCTAATACTCATCAAATTTGTCGATAGCTTACTACTGTTTGGATCAAAAGTTCCCACAGACAAAACACAATAGGCGTGATACGTACCGTTTGCATATTGAATAATACGCGAACTAGTCAAGTTTGTTGCTGCTCTAACTTCACAAGTAAGAGGAGCAGCAACTCCTATCGCTATATCGTCACCTATTGCTACACAGTCCATTTTAACTCCTGTTTTGATAATATTTATATATCACCAAAAGGAATCGTAAGCGTCTACAATTTTTTGAATTTGAGGGTCCGCAGAATCGTAATATTCATCATCCATAATACAAAGCAGAACTTCTTCATAATCCTCTGTCGTCAAAAACTTCTTCAAGAGATTTTGATAATCTTGAGGCGTCTTGGGCTTCTTAACCTTTTCGCCTTTGACAAACCCAAAATCAACCGGAACGTTCTTAGAAACAAAATCAATAATTTCTGCGCTCATATTATTCTCCTTTGAATTTTTCCATGTTAAGATAACCCGTATCCCTCAATGCTCTGATCACAGCTAGAGAGATACCGTATTCGTTACGACCAGATTTCTTACCCCATTTAACGGCCTCTATACATTTATGAATTGCCTCCTCGTCCATC